GAGTTCGGCTTCTTTAGCCCTAGCTTCACCATTAAGTCGCTCAATTTCTGCTTTATCTTCTGCAACCCGTCTTTCATAACCTCGGTGATCAGCAACATAATAGCCTCCTATAACAACTAACGATAATCCCACAACCTTCATTACAAGGGCATGGGGCTTTAACATAGGGAGAAACCCTACAAGATAACTCAGTACATAAGCCGCTGCACCGCCTACCAGCGCAATGATGGCTATCCAATAAAACAGGTCATCTACAAACCATGACAACCAACTAAGCATTTGACGCCCTTGCTTGTGCCATTCTCTCACGCTCATGGTCAGCTTCTAGCGTAGGAGGACTCATGGGTGGAGGAGGAGGCGTCCAGTTTGGAGCAGTCATGATAATAGGCGCAGGAGGAGGGGGTGGAGGAGCTACATAAGCATCCTTGTTTGCCTTTGCTGCGTTCATCATGTTAGTGGCTTCATTGGTCAATCCTTTAGTCAAAATACCACCAATACCGCCAACGATAAGTAATACTATATCATTAAGCATCTTGGTGTATGCTTGGTCGATGGGCGCCATCGCCTTGATCGGCTGACTAACAAAAGTCACCGAATAAAGCAAAGCCATGACGATGAAAGCTAGGATTAGGGTTACCACTATGATCACAAATGACCGTACCCTTATCTCTATTTCATCTGCATTGAGCCGTTCCTTGTTGCTGTTGAGGAGTGCTAGGAGGATTTCCTTCAATTTTCTTCTCCAAAATAGGGGCTACCAAATATTCAGGACAATCCTGATTAAACTCACATCGAGGCTTTTGACAGCGCTCTTTACCAAAGTTATCAGGGTCTTGGCAATAATACCTGTAAGTGTCATTGCAACTTGTAAACAAAAAAGGCAAAAATATACATATCAATATTGACGTGTATAGAAAATTAGGTTTTTTAATCATTTGCCTTCAATCCTTGTCAAAGCTTTGTTGACCCTTAGCTCCATCTGTCTTACATCCACATACATCCAAGCGATCAACGGAATCAACAATAACAAAATAACCAACAGAAGAATAATCAGTAGGATGGCGAGTGAGTCAGACTTATTATCATCAGCCATATCCACATTAGCATCAGCACTGTAATTGCTGAAGCCACCATTCTTCCCCTGATTAGATCTGCCTTTTGCCGCCGTTGCCATTTTGCCCTACGCTCCTTCAGCATTTCTTCCCGTCTTGCAAGCGCCTGCACATTGGCAATGTGACCGATTTGCTGATTGACCCGAGTATACAAGTCCTTCAATTCATTAGGCACATGGTATATCATGTAATCACTCAGCTCCTGATTCAACTTCTCCATCTGCAAATTGGCAATCGTGATCTTGATTGCAGCCTCTTGGCCTTCATCGTTATTTGCATGGAGAGCAAATTCTTCCTGTTCCTTAACGTAATTCTTCAGCGAGTTATACGCTTGGAAGAACTTGATGAGAGCATCACTTACCTGTTGGTAAATGAGGTTTTCATCAAATTCTGGCGGTGGCTCTTTTTTCTTTTTGACCTTCTTAACTGGCGCTACATCTGCAGTCGACTGCAGTTCTTCCTTCTTCCCAAAGACAGCACTCAGGAACCCAAGAAGACCTTTGGCTTTCTTTTGTACTGTCTTAACGTCTTTGACAACTCCATCAACTTCATGGGCAATGTCAGTAACAATTTGCCGCCCTTCTTTGTACATCTCGCAAGCATCTTTGCAGAGCTTGAAAGCGCCAGAAGCAAGGGCAACAAGTGTAAACGGATCAATTTGTTACTCCGCCGCAGGTTGTTGTTGAGCTTGGGCTTCTTTCTGTACAGCCTCAATCAGTTGGAATACTTCTTGGAACGGTCTGGTTCCCAAGTAAGCCATGATCTGGTTAACGAGTTGTGTGGAGAGGGTGATCTTTTCCATTTAAGCTACCTTTGCAATTGCTGTGTGAAGGGGTGTCAGGTCTTGGGTTGTCCAGTAGGTCTTAGCTACCATGATCTCCAAGTGCGCCTTGTTTCTTTGCAGAGTGGCTGTCCATTCTGCGTCTGTTTCGTTCTCAGGCTTTGTGCCGTTGATGAGGTTCACACTATCGAGGGCAGCCTCATAGTGTTTCTGAATCTCTTCTGCGGTTAAAGTTTCTACGATGTCGGTCATGGTTATGCTCCTTTAAGTGTGGCTACTTCAGCCTTTAGTGATTGAATTTCTGCGTTAAGTTCTTGAATTGCTTTTACAAGAACTGGAATAATTTCTGTATAAGCAATACTTAAAGGTAACAATTCACCTTTATCATTTAATTCTTTAGTAGGTACATCAACGACTTCAGGTAATGTTTTTAACACATCTTGAGCAATTAAACCTGTTTTTACATCTTTTGATTCATCACTTTTCAGCGTGTAAAAAATTGTTCTCCACGGAGAAATAATACTTAATGCGTTTTCTATGTTACCTGTAATGTTTTTAATTCTTTCATCTGAACCAGACAACCATGCTGTACTGTTGTAATTTAATTTGACATTAGGGCCCCCATTTGCAGTGCAAGCAACAGCAAAAACATTACCTCCAGCGCCATAAGGAGATAATCCAATACCCCAATCATATTGAGTACCATTTGCACTTGTTGGACTATTACCTAATGCTGTTGCTCCTGATACAAAATGAATAGTACATTCTGTATTAGTTCCTGTGTTTGCAGAGCCTAATTGCAAAACTCCATAACTTCCACCATTTGATGTACTTAACCATGCTTCAATTCTGCCATCTGTAGATGAAGAACCTGATTGTGTTCTTAATGTTGAATCTGCCGCACTTGTAGTTCCAATTAACAATCTACCACTATTATCTAGTGTCATTGCTTGGGTGTAACTTATTGTTGTACCAGCAGTACCTGAAGGGGCAATATTGAATCTAAATGTTCCATTAGAAGCATCTAATTTAGAAGATGCCGCTGTATATGGATAAGTCCAATTACCAGAAGTATTTAAATAAGCGTTACTGCCTAATTCAAGTGTGGTTGCATCATTGCTTCTGCCTTGAATAAAACCACCAGCACCAAGTTGAAATGCCCTTGAATAAGAATACCAAGTAGCAGGACCAGCTCCTAGCCCTAGGTTACCTGACTGACTAAGTTGCAATAAATCAGAACTACTTGTATTGCATCTAACAACTAAATTTGAATTTGATGCACTTGTTACACCTACTTGAATATTGTATGATTCTCCACCAGTTCCGCTATTTGTCAAACGTAATTTAACATTAGAATTATCGTTACCATTGATTATAATTCCATCTGATTGATTATTAGATAATACTCTAGAAACTCCTGTAACATCTAATTGATAACTAGGACTACTTGTACCTATACCTAAATAGCCTGATGTGGTAAGGCGCATATATTCAGTATTATTAGTTCTAAATATCATTGGCGTAGAACTAGAAGAACCAAAAAATGCGCCAGTTGAATCTGAATAAATTCTTGCTTGACCAGCAGTTGGTCCAAGATTTAATAAACCAGAAGTACCATTTGTTAATGCTAAAGTGTAATTGCCATCAAAACTTAAATTAGACCCAGTAGCCAAAGCACTTGTACTAGACGCATACACCACACCATTTGCTGTATACGGGGCTGTTATGTTTGCGGCAGTACTTTGCGTTGTTCCATCAGGAAACGTGACTGCGGGGGATGAACCGTTAAGAGTAAGTGACATATTAGATTCCTACCTTTGCTTTTAATGCCGTGATTTCTGCGGCTTGAGCGGTTACTAGGGTGTTAAGTTCTTGGATGGCTTTGATGAGCATGGGGACAAACACGCTGTATTTAACTGACTTTGTTGTTGTCCCCAAATCGTTCCCATCTTTGTCTTTGTCTGGTGATTCATCAATCATTGATGGGAAGACTTGCTCTAGCTCTTGTGCAATGACACCAATTTGTTTGTGATTTTCATAATCACCTTTAAGGTTGTAATTGCGAACTTGTACTTTTAATAAGTCAGCAAGTTTTGGAGTTGCATCAACAATGTTTTCTTTTAGTTTGGCATCGGAAATAGAACCATAACTATTGTTGGTGTTTTGAACATTACCGTTTCCATATACCCTAAATTGCAAAGAAGATGAACCTGCATAACCTTCTATCAATCTGAATGTTGTTCCAGCAGATGTGGACGAATCTAAAATTAAAACAGCATCTGTGTATGAAGATGTATCTGCTCTTAAATACCCAACCCTACTATTCGTTGTCGATTTAACAACTGATAAAGGATAAACATAACTTGTAGTCCCCACTAACAAGTTACCACTAGAGTCTATACGCATTCGTTCTGAATATGATGAACCTGTGTATTGTGAAAAAGCTAAACCTGTCGATCCAGATGTAGTACCAAGAACAGATAAACGTTGTTCTTGAAATACTGTGCTACCACCCAAGTAGGTATTAGTACCGCCAAGAGAAGAATCACCACGAACATCAAGCGGTGTTGCTGGGCTTGTTGTACCAATTCCCAACCTACCATTATTATCTAGTGTCATTGCTTGGGTAAAAGTTTGTCCATATTTGGTTGTGCTTGTACCAGTTTCAAAAATCAACTGACGAGTTGAACTTTCACGTAAACGCCAAGCCAAACGATTACTACCACCGTCACTTCTGTCAAGCCAAACAAATGGGTCATCACTAGATTGTCCAATTGCAATAGAAGCATTGGCATTTGCGGTAATGTCTAAAGGATAAGCAGGGCTACTTGTGCCTATACCAACATATTGACTTGTATTGATCGTAACCGCAGTTGTTCCTGCTGTTTGGAGTGCAAGGCTTCCTGATGTGTCACTTGTGACCACCACGCCCGCTGTGGTTGATGCGTTTATGCTTGCGGTCATGTTATGCTCCTACTTTCGCTTTAAGTGCGTTGAGTTCTGCCGAGAGTTCTTTTACTGCGTTGATCAATGGGGTAATAAACATTTCTCTTGAAATACCTTGAATACCATCAGGGCCTTCTTCCCAGCCATTAAAACTTGTAATACCTTGTGCATCCATTACAGCTTTAACTTCTTGAGCAATAAGACCATGCATTACAAGATTTGTATCAAGATTGTTTTCTTGTCTATATCTTGGATGATTTTTTGGCAGTTCGTTTTGTGCAATCCAAGTATATGTTTTTGGTTGTAAAGCAGTAATAAACGCTAAACCAATTGTGTCATTTTGAATGTTTGTTTTTAATGATTGATCTGATGTTTGAGTCCATGTACCTGTACTTGTGTAATTTAAATGTACATTACCACCACTACTTCCAATTGTTACTGTATTTGAACCATTGCCTCCTACGCTAGATCCAATAACAATTTCATATGTGTTGTTGTTGGCACTTCCACCGCAGTTATATCCAATATAGGTATTATTAGAACCAGTTGTTAAAGCGGGGCTTAAAGTTCCAGCATAAGTACCCAAACACACATTTTGTGCGCCTGATGTTACGTTATACCCAGCTTGAAAGCCTAATGCTGTATTGTTAGCGCCTGAAGTAATTGCTTGAATGGCTTGGGAACCCAAAGCAGTATTACCTGTTCCTGTTACACCACCACCATTACCACCTAAAGCAGTATATCCAATACCAGTATTGTCATTAACAGTTGACCAATACCCAGCATAAGAACCTAAAAATGTTGACCTAGTTCCTGTGGTATTGCTATACCCTGCTTGATAACCTACTGCAGTGTTGTAAGAGGCTGTGGTGTTTAGACCAAGAGCACACATACCCAAAGCCGTATTAGCAACACCTGTTGTATTTGAATTTAAGGTTGGATAATAAGAAGAACTATTTCCACCACCAACACCTACGTTGTTGCTACCTGTAGTATTACTTTGTAATACTTGATATCCAATTGCAGTATTAAAAGATGCTGTTGTATTGCTAAACAATGCAGAATCGCCAACTGCAACGTTTCCTGCACCAGATGTATTTTGATAACTAGCCAACCTACCAACGGCCGTATTGCTGTCACCTGTTGTTTTTGCAAGAGCAGCATATCCAATTGCAGTTATGTTATTTATTGCTCCAGTTGATCCACCTAATGCGCCACCAGTACCATAACCAACACCTACGTTACTTGTACCTGTTGTGTTGTTGTAAAAAGATTGATAACCAATTGCTGTATTGTTAGATGCTGTGGTGTTGGAGTAGAGAGCTTGAGTACCAACTGCAGAATTATAGCTTCCAGTAGTATTTGCTTGTAATGAATAATTTCCAAAAGCTACATTATTTGCACCACTAGTATTTGAGCCTAAAGTTGTTCTTCCAAAAGCATCATTTACAGAGCCAGAAGTTAATGAATTTAAAGCAAATCTGCCAAAAGCATTATTGGTGTTCCCAGAATAGGAACTAGACATTGCGCTATAACCAACAACAGTTGAATAAATATCAGAACCACCACCCAATCCAACAGTCAATCCATGAATGGTCGAATCAGCAGTAGTCGTAATCGAAGTGAACGATGGAGATGTACCCGATACTGCAATCGTACCTGATGTGCTGGGTGTGGTTAATGTTACCGTTACCGCATCGGTAGGTTGAATGGTTGTAGAACCTGACGTATTTCCGTTTAGAACAATGGCGCCCATGTTAATCCTTTAGTATTAGAGTACGACCCACCTAGAGCCGCTAGGAATTGTAATGACCACACCCGAGTTGATCGTGATCGGCCCTGTACTCTCTCCGCTTGTACCGCTTTGGAAAGTATAGCTCGAAGTGATGGTTTGGTTGTTGACATAAATACAGCCAGATGCGTTAGCTCCACCAATACCGCCCCAGATCGACCCGTTGTACCCCTCAAATTGATTGAGCGTGGTATTGAATCGGATCATGCCTGTAGCTGGACTACCGGGTTCCTGCGCTGTTGTTCCCGATGGAACTGTGATCGCACCTGTACCACCAAATGTCACCGTACCTGTGCCGTCCGTACTCAGCGTAGAAAACGTGGCAGAACTAACCGTGATGGTCGGTGTATACGTTACCGCAGAAACATAGTCTGTACCGTTGAACACGACCAGCGTATTCTTACCCGATGGAACCGTTACCCCTGTCTGACCTGATGCCTTGACTGTAACCGTATAAGATGAACCATTGATTACATAGTATGTCTTACTGGATGTGGGAGCCGTGATCGTGACGTTAGCCGTTAAGCTTGTAACGTCCAAAATAGCATACTGGGCCGTAGTCGTTGTGATCCCTGTGGATGAACTACTTCCTGCCGTATTCGCCAAAGTCAAAGCATTGGCCGTGAAATTAGCTTGTGTTAAGGCAAGACTACCCGCAATCGCAATATCCAAATACTGCGTTAAGCCATTGTTTACGTCATTACCCCAAGTACCAGATTCAGTACCTGTCGTGATAATCGGTAAACTTAATAGTGACGTTGGTGTGATTGCCATGTTGTCCTCATTGCGTTGGTACTATAACCCAATTGGGGGAATCTGAATCATTGATTACCGACCAACCGGGTGTCTGCCCATCCCCTATATTTTGCCACGAAGGGTTCTGGCTGTCATTAATTAAAAACCATCCAATCACAGTATTTCCATCTGCCATTGTGACTGATTCTGTCAAGCTAACATTGGCTCCAAACTGGATGGCTTCTATATCCTTTAAGGTAGTGGTTTCTACCAAACTAACGATAAATCCTTGATTTGCCGTTGGCGTATCTGCTACCCCAAAATTCTCAGTTACCGAGAACAAATAGATGGTACTGATACCCTCTACCTCAGCTACCCCAATGTTTTCTGTAATGGCAAAGTAGTAAGTATCCGCCTCAGAATTGTTATCCAGCATTGTCAAAGATTCGGCAATGGTCTGGGCAAACTGGGCCAGAATAGTTGGGTTATCCGCTAAAGTAGTACCCTCGGTCAATGACTCCAAGAACGCAGATGTTTGAGTACTTGAATCAGCCAATCCTGAATTCTCTGTGCGGCTAACGCTAAACTGCGCTGACATAGAGAGCACATCTGCTATACCTGAATTCTCCGTATCAGATGCCGCAAACTGTGCGTTAATCGTATCTACATCGGCAACGGTTATATTTTCAGTATCTGTGAAATAGAACGCTGAAGTCTGGGTGCTAGAGTCAGAATTACTCAATCCCTCAACTATAGTCTCATAAAACACATCTTGTTCTGAATCCGTGTTGTTGGATGTAAGCGCCTCGGTAATAGAGTAAAAAAACGCAAATACTTGAGTACTAGAATCCGCTATCGCTATGTTTTCGGTTAACGACAAAACATAAGAATTACTGCCCGTTGATGCAAACGGTGATTGGGCAAAAGCGGATAAGCCAAACATCAGGCCACCACCCATCTAGATCCACTAGGAACCGTAATGCTCACACCGCTTGATAGCGTAATCGGGCCAACTGAATGGGCTGCATACCCACTTGGAATTGAGTAAGACGTGCTGATGGTCTGGTTGTTTACAAACAAACCGTTACCTACAATTGACTGTCCATTGGTTTTGAAGTTTGCAGACGTATCCAGCTGAGCACTTTGTGACCCATTGGTATAAAACGACAAAGGCAAATATGTACCTGTACCGTTGATGCCTGAAACCAACTGAACATCGGTCGTGCCATTGGTTGCAATCAGAATCTTACTGGCGTTTGTAGGATCGCTATTGTTCGTAGCTTGCCAAGATGCCGCAGTAGATGTTCCATTGGGCAGCGCATAAATACCCGTTGTACTGTTTGTTGTACTGGTCTGGAACGCAAATCTACTGTTGAACGTGGCGTTGGTGAAGTCCGCTTGGAATCTTTGTGCTGTGTATCCAGCAAATACAACATTGTTGCTTGGGTCTAAATTAACAGACTTTTCAGCAGGGTAAGTGATAAAGATATTAACCGTACCACTAAATGATGCCGCTGCCCCCGAGTTATTAGAGGACAGAATGGTTGTTCTAGATAAAGAAGGAGTTACAGAGCTATACGTTCCATAACCCACTTCCCAGTTGCCAGATACATCCGTTGCGGCGTAGTAAGTCGTATTACCGCTGGTCAAAGCGGTAAAGTTCTGAAACCCAGTTACAGGAGTCGTACCAAGAGTAAAGCTACCCGTTGTATACGAGGTGCTCTGTACCTGAACTCTATCGGCAACTTGCAGGGCCATTTAAAGCCCCAATCAAGATGTAGCAGTTGTGCTATATGTAACTGATACGGTATCGCCCGCAGTCGTAGTCTTGGCCGTACCAAAGTTACCCTCTGAGTACAAAACACCAGCAGTAGAACTTTGTGTGCTAACAGCACCTGTACCAGTCACCAAGAAACAACCGTAAATTGTACCGCCTGATCCTGTGATCGTGTAAGTAATCGCTGTAGCAGTACTTGATGTCACATTAGAAGGAGTAGAGCCTGTGGATGTAGATGAAGCAAAAACAGCCGTACCACGCACCGCAGAACCACCAACTGTATAAGCAGTAAATTCTTTACCGCCACCAACCAATGTGGTCATGGTGTCAGTAGCAGCAGGTGTCAAGCTGGCATTGGTCAAACCCAAATATGGTCCAACAACTGTGTAAGAGCTACCTTTAAGTAGCGTATCAAGCATCAATTGCTTACCTACAGCTACCACCAAATTAGGAAAATTCTCTTCCCATTTCAAATTGCCGTTTGCGTCATGGCAAACAACGTGATACCAACCTTCAATACCCATGCCTTCAGGCACTTTGGCATTGGCATTAAGTGTAGCTACTGCGTAGTCTCCACATCCTTGAGTTTCGTTTGTCATGTTTGCTCCTAGTTTGAACTACGAATTAATGCCGTTGTTGCAGAGTTAACTGGCATTGTAATGGTGAAATTAACTTGAGATTTGTCTGCCCCAAAATCTAAAACAACAATAGATTTGTTGCCCTTGCTTACGTTATAAAGCAAAGCGCACCGAGCAGTAATGTTTGAATTGGGCCACACCACATTGTTGAAATTAACATATGCCGTGTAACCATAAACATTGACTGTTGCCCCTGTTACCAACTGCCCACCAGCCGTATACCCAGTAGCAACAACTTCATTGGTCGATGAATAAACAGTCGTAGAAGCATTGATGCTTGCATTACCCGTGTACAAAGCAAAGTAAAGCGTATCCGTCAAAAGGTTATGAACCCCCTGATACAACTCAGCTTTGAACGATGTGGTTTGCGTTTGGACTATGCTCATACAACAGGTTGCCTAACTTGACCGTCACGATAAGCATCCATACGGAGCTTTCCATCTCCCAAGTTCTTGAGTGATGCCATCGCCAAATCATATCTACTTTTGTACAAAGCAACCATGTCAGCATCACCCTTGACATATGTAATCGCCTCGAACAACGTGCCATTCAACAATGCAGAGTCAAAATTATCACCAACCCAAGTCTCACCATTGACATTGTTGATAGACGTTACCTGCGCCTGGAAACCTATTCCACCACCTATGGATGCAGTCAACGTATCACCAACAACATAATAACAACCTGAGCTGATCAAATTGACAGATGTGACAACACCACCGCTAACAACAATAGTAGCAGTAGCGCTATTGCCAGTCCCGCCAGTAAGAGAAACATTGTAATAAGTGCCATTTGTATATCCCGATCCAGCCTGATATATAGACAACCCACTTATGGCCGCTTGGATGATAGACGTTGGATAGTAGTAATAATGCAACTCTGCACTGTACGTTATGTTGGGAGTTGGCCCAATGATGAACGTCAGCTCTGCTTCATTACTAGACTGAGGACCAAAGATAGCATAATGCTTTGGCTGACCCGTTACCGATGGATCTGGATAAGCCTCTCTGATAAAGTTCACATCTTTGTTCAACAAATACAAATAACTGTTCGATGAACCTGGCACTGCAGGATATCCAGTCGTTGGATAAACGGCCAAAGAATAAACAGATAGAAAATCGTTGGGACAAGATAAGTACTGATTACCAGAGGTAATAGTACCAGTTACATTCTTCCGCAAAGAAGGCAACTGCACCGTGTTATAGATGCGTTGCTCCGTCTGCTCAATCATACGATTGAGGTCAACCGTAGGGAAATTATTCTCTACATAGTCATTAACGGCAGTAACCAGTTCACTGTAATACATTATGCCATCGGTCCTCTAGCAATTCTTCCACGCTCAGCAGCGCCATTACCCCTAGTCTCTTCACCAGTGGTCTTGATATCGTCCATGTGACCAATAGAAACCCCACCATTCAATGGAGTCCAATTGTGACGAGTAGGCATCTTCACCGCCATGCCAATATCAGGATGATCAGGATTTTGCTCAATCGCCTCTGCACCAAACTTCTTATCATTCATGTGATGAGGAGGTGCATACTCAGAAGCCGTGCCATTATAAACACGCTTTGGCTTGACAATAGCTGGGCTATTCTTGGTTGTGGGTTTCATTTGTGTAGGCATCATCCACCTCTTCCACGTTGGTTCATAGCACGAGCCATGTTGCGTCCAACTGCTTTCATGGATTCACCTGATACACCAGCCAAACCACCCTTCTTCAACTTAGAAAGATTGGTGTGCTTGCCAGTATGCTCTTGCTTATCGTGCATAGCAAAAGCCTTTTTGATCAGCTTCTTGTCTTCTTTAATGTCATCGTGCTTAGCCATGTTTAACTCCCTGTAATTGTTACCGTACCTACCGATGTCGTTGCTACCAAATAGTTTGGCGTTAATCCCGCATCATTGGCAGAAGCCCCACCAACTGGATTCCATCCCCATTGAATATCTCTCGATCCCCCAGAAGGAAAACCTAAAATATCCAAACCAGAAGCGTCATAACTCAAATCAGGTCTTGGCTGCCTTACACCCTGTGGATCATCAACTGGATACATACCCAATTGAAGTTGAGGATGATCTGGATCCCAACACTCAGGACAAACTTTCAGTTGATATAGTTTAGTCTTAATGACCTCAAACTTCAACTGTTTTAATTTGTACCTCTGCCCGCACCGATCACACTCGGCAATCGAGTATTTACCTGATGCAAACCTGTTACCCATTACGGAGTACTTCCACCAATAAACATTTGTCTAGGCACAAAACGAATAGCAGCTTTTTCACGATCCTCGCCCGCGGCAAGGTTGAACTGCTCATCGTACTGGCCCTTCAACATCTCAATCCTGTTCACCAACTCAGGCACTTTGGTGGCTATGTGATAAGCCAACCCAGCTGCAGCAGCAGGCAAAAACCTGTAGTTCATATCCTGAGTCTGAATACCTGAGCCAGTATCCTGAACTCTCCTCATTCTCCAATACACAAAAGTATATGTAGTAGAACCATCTGGAGTCGGCCAAACCGTTATGGCTGGCAACTGAGGTACATAAATCTTTGCAGTAGCCGAATGAACTGCTGCAGTCGTATTGTTCTGCCCACGAACACAGTTGTACAAAACATTACCAGATATATACTGGTAATAAATCGTTTCCGAATCAATCTGAATATAGCCCTGAGCAGCTAGATTGACCGTACTGGAAATTGTGATTGTGGTATCTGTCGTACCTATACTAGAAGATAAAGTAACGGCAGTATTGGTCTGATCATACAAAGGGTTAGTCTCACCCGAAAGCCTCTGTACCCATACTTGAATTGGCCTTGCCTGAGTCAACTTGTTTGGGATCGTAGCGTAAGTAGAAACGCTAATACGAGTGATGTTTAAGTCAGCCTGATTGTTGGTCTGATTTGCATTTGTACGAATCACATGATCCAACAAATCAATCGTATCCGATGGCAAAGCATATGTATTCAAACCTTGAGTCAGGACAATACTGCCCTGCTCAATGGTCCACATATTGATGCCACGATTCTGCCACTCTATCGTCATCAGGTTCATTGACCTGCGAGCAGTACGCAAGTCATAACCTGAGCGCAGTTCACGCCCAGCACGCTCCCACGCTTCCTCGGCTAAATCCGTGAAGTCAAGGTCAAATGAGGTTGTGCCAGAAGTGCTCATTCTGCCGCAGGTGTTTCAGCTACTGGTGTATCCACCACAGGAGCATCAGGTACAGAATCAACAACAGGAGCAGCATCTTCACTTACTTCTTCCGCAGGTGCATCAGTAGCAGTATCAGGCAAAGAAATAGTGTCAACAGATGGAGCATCCTCAGAGGATGAATTATCATCAACATGATTCTCCAATGTTTCTATGATTGCTTTTAAACGATCATCGTGATCACCGTATGCACTGTTGTGCGATGCAGCCAATCTTTTCAGTTCGCTCAGCAAATACTCAGCCTGTTCTTCAAGGTGTGATAGTAAGCTCATTTTGATGCCCTCATGTTATCAATCAAATTAGGATAAGGTCTGCCCGCCGCTTTAGCCATAGCCTTTGCTTTTGCCTTTTTAGCAGAGCTAAGCTTTTTATGCTTCTTGGCAGGATTGGGGGTGTCCCAAACTTCCCCCCCCTTTTTATAAAGCGATACATCTTGGGGTTTATCCTTGCGATGTATCACCTTTTTACCAGGCATTTTTGACGGGTTAATGTCACCCATACCACGGCTTGCTAACATGTTAGCTCACTTGTGCTTGTGATGAACATGACCACCATGAGCCATGTGTTTTTGATGCTTATGCAAATGCTCTACCACTTCGTGGTGAACCTCATGCCCAGCAGCATGCTCACTATAGTGATGGTGATGATGAACGTGACCACCAGCTTCATGTTCTTTCATGTGATGAACATGGTGCTTGTGCTCATGGGGGTGCTCATGGCCGTGAGGATGTGCGGGTACTTCGTGATGTGATTTCATGTTCATTCCTTAGCAAATTTTGCCGCCACGTTTTTTGGCATTAATGATTGGTCCTGTACCAATGTCATTGCCCTTCATCTTAGGCATCATGGCACGAGTGTGACCCTTCTCTTGAATAGCATGTTCGCCATGAGGACGGTTACCTTTTCTCAAGTCTCCGCCTTTTTCCATGTGGCTTGGCTCCATGCGAACGTCACCGCCCTTGGCATAGTGGTGCTTAGTAGCTTTACCACCGTGCTTGAGCATCTTCTCGCCCATCTCTTTAGAGTGTGGCTCGCCCTTTTCCATAGTCTTGCCACCAGCTTTCATCGCCATCTTGAGATGGTGGTGAGCCATCTTCATGTGATGATGATGATCTTCAGCCTTACCGCCATGCTTCATGCCAGGCATAGCAGGAGCAGCAGCAGGAGCAGCCATAGGTGCTTTGCGGGGCATCGCTCTGGCCATCATAGCGGCAGCACGGGGATTCATTCCCATACCACCCATAGCCATTTTCTTCTCATGTTTCTCGTGTTTCATAGTTCCACCTTCTTTAAATTTTTTGCCTTTATCGGCATTTACAAAATCTTCACCTACCTTTTGGGGTATGTGAACCTTCTTTGCAAACGCCTTGTTGTGAGCGATTGCTTCCATAAAATCATGCTGCTTCTTGCTATGAGATGGCATGGGCATTCTCCATTAGTCGATCAATTTTGCTTTCCAGTCTGTCCAACCGATCCAACACTCTGTTGATATCTGCATGGACTTCTGCTTTTGTCACATACTCTTTTGCCATCTCTTCCCGTGTCCGATTGAGCAAAATAGTAATGCGTTGCAATTCTGCTGATTTCTCTCTCAACACCCATCCTAAAATAGCGACAAGCAAGGATAGAACTGCATTCCACATCGTTGTGTCCATTATAGGTATCTACCTTTTGTATGTCCACGTTTTGCAATCCCATCTGCACGTTTAGATGCATGACCAAATACCACAGTAATGCTTTTATCACCCCTCTTGTCTGCCGCTTTTACTGCCGCTTCAGCACTGGGGTAATGTCTGATTTTCCCACCCTTTTTCTTGCCCTCAATCTGTGGCTGCTCTATCGAGTCAGGCAAAGGCTGTTGGTCAGGATTAAATACTTTCTGTCTTGCAGACTCAGCAGCATCAGCGTCTTCTGGTCTTGGTTTAAAACCCATGCCAGCGCCTCTGCCACCAGTTACATACTGTTGCAAACGGCTTTGATAGTCAGCTTCTTTTTTAGCATTCTGCTTGGCAGCATTGTTGATGATATTCAACTGCTCTTGCATCTGCTCAGGTGGGGAATTAATGTTCATGCCGCCCATATTAAATCATCCTTCCTTTAGTATGACCCTTTTGAGCAATACCGTCAGCACGTTTAGATGGTGATGATCTGGTTACTCCACCTTTTGCATGATGCTTAACTTTGCCACCACGCTTCATCAAGTCACCGCCTGGCTCTTTAGGAGCGCCAATATCATCCCTAATGCCTGGCCCATAATCTTTTTCTTCCTTCATCATGGGTGCAGGCTCGGCAGAAATCGTTGTTTTAGAAACAGATCTCTTCACTGGCTTCTTATCCAGTGCGCCTTTTTCAATTCTCTCTTGTGCATCTTTAGTCAGAGTAACTCTATCGCCTGATGTGGCAGCATCTGCAGCCATGTCACCAAGACCAGATGCATCAACTAATGTTTTACCAATACCTGTTGCATTGTCAATCAAACGACCTGCAGTGTATCCAGCTCCAAGAACACCAAGCGCCAATTTACCACGGCCACCCAAACGACTAGCCGCACGACTAGCAGCTTCTTCAACAGAATCAACGGCAGCACCACGCAAACCATTTGTGCTTTTAAGTGCTTTCTTGATGTCTTCACCAACACCTTTGACCACATCTTCTTCACGAATGTTAGGAACTCTATCCCATTTTGTTGCCATGTTAAACCATCCTTCCTTTGGTCAGCCCCTTAACGGCACATCCATCAGCACATTTCCATACACGCAAACTCTTGTTGATCCTGCTATTTGGATCGTTGGCGGTTTTGGATGAAGTCAGCTTTTTCTTCATCCCTTCCATCCGAGCGCAAAAACTTTTCTTCCTTGATCCGCCCTCGGGTTGGGGAGCTTTTAAATTCATCCCCTCCCTCTTTGCTGAGGCTCGACCCTTGGCGTTTAGACCGCCATTCGGATTCTTCCCTTCTTTGCGTTGCCATGCGGGGGTGCTCATTATGTGCTTCCAGCATCAGCATTGTTCTTAATCAAATAACCTTCTTGCGAAACCGTTAAGGCCGCAGTGCCAGTGCTGGCTTTTGCCTGCAATTGGATATCTGTTTTTTCCGCCACTGCTCTAGGCATAACCCTTTGCGTATGGTAGTTGTTTGTAAACGGAGCAATGATTGTAACAGTGGATACACCAGTGCTAGTTGTTTGATAGTTTTGATACGTTGCGTAACCAGCAGGGTTAGCGTTCAAGCTTGTATTAATGTCAATACGGCTTAAATAAAACGTATACCCCGCAGGTACGGTATAGATGCCCATCAAAGTGCGGCCATTGCCAGCTAAAATTTCTGCATACAACGTAGTGTCAGTTGTATCTTTTAGCGTGATGTTTCCTGTAGGTGCACCGGCCGTTACTGCCATGCTGTTGATACGGAAATAATATTTCACTGTAGTTACAGCGGTTGTACCATTCAACTTCAATGTTTCAGAAATTTGGTTGTAGTTTGCATCCAAACCATTTATGGTCACTGAAGAAGTTGTATCTGCTCCGGTATTAACCGAGCTAGCAAGATGCATTTGAATTGCAGACGATGGAAAAGTATAGGCGGTATTACCTTCCCATACAGGTACAAAAGATGTACCTACCGCTGCTTGGTAGCCATAAATGTTTAGGACACTGTGCCCATAAACCTGACCACGAGCAACTTGCAAATCAAATGGCTCAGTTTTACTCTGGCGAGTAATTGAATTCAAAACGTTGTTTGTTGCTGGTACATTTGTAGCCATGAATAATCTCCTTAAAGTTTAAAGATGGGGGCCTAAGCCCCCAGAAGATTAATCAAAGTTACCGTAGGGGTAAGTTGTAGAGTTACCAATGTTCATGTCAAGTTGAGTATAACGAATTGTTACTTCAATCTGACCTGATGTTGGAGTTGCCAAACTTGTATTGGTAATCTTCAAAGTCACAACAACTTGAGAGAACCATGTTGGCTGAGTTCCAACTTGTGGGTTTTGTACGTCTTGCAATGTTGCTGCCAATTGTGAACCAACAAATGTTGCCGTACCACGAGTAGCAGAAGTAATCGCGGCCATCGTAGCGTAAACACCAGTGCTAGTGGCAAAGTTGTTTGACACATAAGGTTGGATGGAGTTAGCAGTTACGCTACCGTCTGTGGGTAATGTGCCAACGTCAACGATCACATCAGTGATGTTTGATGCATAAGGCAAATAGAAAACCACGCCACGATAAACCGTACCAGATGTATCAGCAGTAGGTGCTGAAGCTTTGGTAGGTCCTGTACTACTGAATACACCAGCTTGTGGTGTGTAAATAACACCTGTGCTATTAGGAATGTTGTTTGAAGAAACAAACACTCCAGAGCCACCGCCATAGTTGGCTGTGTTAGGTGTTGTTACTGAAAAGTCCAACAATGCTGTTTGAACTAAATCTGCATATCCGACATCACGGATTGGACCAAAGCGGTTATCGCCAGATAAAATTGGTCCTTCAAAGGTGCTGCGTCCCATAATAATTCCTTATGCAAAAGCCTCTTGTTAATCGTTGCATCGTCTGCTGGGCCAGTGGCAACAAGAGAAAAAATCCCAGACAGCCCTCAATATACACGAAATAAAAAAAGTGTCAACAAAAAAAGGGCCCTTTTTGGGGGCCCCTTTTTCGATCAATAAGAACCGTAGATTCCCAATGGATCGGACCAGCCGAAGCTATAACGCTCACGAGCTTTATAGCGAACGTTGCCTGTGTCAAAATCTCCGTCCATGCTATTTTGTAGCGGTGTACGGACAAAATGCTTCAAGCCATTAGGCACATCGGTAGTCAAGAACCAAGCATTAGTAGCTGTCAAGAAGTGATTGATTGTGTATCCTTCTGGGATAGAACCATTGTTCTCGATAGCGTTAATGTCATTGTTGTTTGTACCAACACGCAATTTAGTGTCGAGCAAACGTGTTGCAACGAATTGGAGTGCGGGAGGAACAATCAACTTCTTGGGCTTGGCAGCGATCAAAAGGCCACGCTCGTCTGTCCATGCGGCGATTTGAATGATAGCGTTCTCAAGAGAAGTCTCATTCAAGTCAGCAGCAGTAGCAGGAGTGTTGGCATTCGTACCACCGTTCACCAATGGGTGAGCAGAGTTCAACAAAGATACACCGTCACCGCCTACATAAGCAGAAGAGAAAGCGTTGTTCAAAACAGCCGCTGCCTTTACTTGCTTGGTGTAAGCCATAGCACGAGCCAAACCTTTGGTGTAACGAGCTGACAAAGAGTCATACAAGTTATCTTCAATCGCCTCTTCAGTGATTGAGAAACCCAAAGCAATGGTTTCGTGGTTGTAACGAGTAGTCCATGCCTCTTGTGCATTGTCATAAGCGATGGCAGTGCCCTCGCCTTTAACTGGTGCAGCAGAGAAGCCAGACAGTTTTGTTTCCTCTTCGAATGAACGCTCAGAGGTTTCAGTCTCATAAATCTCTTTATGTTCTTCACCGTAACGAGCGTATTCCAAACCGAACAATGCGTTCAAGCCTGGGAGGAGTTCTTTCAATAGTTGTGCGCGTGAAATAGCCATTTTAAGTTACTCCTTATCTAGCTGTTGCGTCATAGTACTCATGGATACCAAAGTTCAATTTAACAAGAACTTCAGGGTATTGTGTGAATACTAGGGTTGATGAAGAGGCAAATGCAGTAATAGGAGCTGCGTTCAACACAACAGTAGTTGCGCCTGCAGAAGCTGCTGTAGCTACATAAGAACCTGACTGAATGATTTGACCGTTAGGTGCAATAGATGCCACATCTGTTCCTACGGGGAGAGCAAATGGAATACCTGATGCAGTAGTAACAGTAGCAGTACTGATGCTGGTATAACCAACAGTTCCCAAAGATTGGGCAGTATCACCAACCAAACCAACCACACGAGCTACATAAGCAGAGCTTGTAGTAGCAGCGGGGATGATCAAACCATTTGAGCTATCACCTGTGTTAACGTTACCAGCCAAGTCAGAACCTTGAAGGTTTTGACCAACCATAGCAACGGCAGCAGAAGTAACAGTTGTTGAACCAGAAGAAGCCACGATAGCTGCTTTGAAAACAGTATCAGGATCATCTGTAACATAGGCTTGAATATCACCAGCCAATGTATTGGCAGGATAGTATTGGCTAAAGCGTTTCTGTTTGGTAACTGGATCTGTATAAGTACAGCCCAAGAAAATACCAACCATACCAGATGCGCCGCCACCAGTGGTGACAGCCAAACGGTTTACCAAGCCACGGGTCAGGTTAACAAAGTCACCATAAAAGATGTTTGTACCGTAGTTGTATTGGATAGGAAGTAAACGAGTAGAACCCGAAAACACCTGTCCGCCAAGCAAATTGATTGGCTTTAGCCCGTATGGGGCAGAGACAATTGGATAAGCCATTTAAGGACTCCTAAAAAAATTAACGACCGATTTGAACCTCGGAACGCCTGTCTTTGAACAAAGGCATACGAGGATCGCTGTTTCTCATAAACGTGTTGTCAACGGATTCCATCTGCGCTCTGTTTTGATTGTCGTAATATGCATTACGCTGCTCAATGAACTCAGCTGGAATACGACACAACAACAAACCGCCAACTTCAATATTGCCTTTGAATCGGCCTTCTTGAGTGGCATGCATCATCATCTCAGGATATTCTTCCGCTTTCACAGGTTCATATCCCTCTCTGAACTTAGAAGAAATATTAGCAGGATCAGATGTACCTGTCATACTAATACGAACCCATCTATGAGTCCAACCGGGTCTTGGATTAGGTTCAGGAAGAACTTCTGGCGGCCTCCATGATTCTGGACGCTGCATAAATTCTCTTGACTCTGTTTCTCTTGGCTTACGATTTTCACTCATATTAACTTCCTCTTCTTTGTTCTGCCGCAACCTGTTTAGCGTAGAGTTCCAATGGAACACCAAGCTTCTTGGCGATTTGTACCTGTGTCTGAGTAAGCACGATCTTTTTGGCCGCTGTGCTTCTGGTAGCAGGTGCTACGTTTGATTTTTTAGCAGAAGGTGTCGCATCCTGCCGTTTTTCAGATTCAAACTTATCTGGAAATCTTTCCCGCATTTCAGCGTCAATTCTCTGCCAGTACTCGTCACTTGAAGGATTGATGCGCTCTTCAACTGTGAGTTCCTCGTGTAAACCCAGTGCATAACTCGTCATGCGCCTGTCTTTACCCCACCAAGAATTCTTTTCCCTCCAGGCTTCCGCCCTTGGGTCAACCTGCTGAACTTGCGGTTGTTGTATTTGTACCGCATTTCTTGGCTCCTGTAAAGGGGTAGGCTTAAAGTTTTCAATCTTGTCAGCCCTGATCTTTACATTAGTCAATTGTTCTTGCGCTAATAGCAACGCATCCGCATCTCCCGATTCGTATGCCTGCTTGTATGCACGTTTGGCATTGTCTAATTCTTGAGCCAAGCCTTGTTTGGCCTGATCAACAATCAGTCTTTGTCCCTCTGTCAACGAACCCTTGAGTTTTTTGTTCTCCTCAATGATCGAATTGGCAAAGTTAATAGCCTCTTCACGCTCACGCAATGCAGCTTCTTTCGCCCTACGCTCCTCGTGATAACCTTTGGAGAAATGCTTAATACGATGCTTTACGCTTTCATCGTACTTATTCAGTTCGTCATCGGTTAAATCTGATGGAGGTTCTTCCATAGGGCGTCTGTTTCTGTCTTCCGCAGGAGTATCGTCAACAATTTCAATCTCTGTATTCTCTACTTCAACTGAAACATTTTCTACTTCGTCTGGGAATTTAAAGTCATCATTTGATGTAGCCATGCAAACTCCTTACGCTGCGCGGGTAATGCCGCGGGGATCTTGCACAACCGCTTCGACTGAATCATCATTGATTAGTCTGAACTCTTTGCCATGAATCTTAAGTCGTGTACCTGTATTGGGACGCACGATTACAAAATCACCTACCTTACAAGAAGGGCCAGACGGAAATCTAGTCGCATCTTTATAAGCATCAGGCCCAAGTTTAACTACAAATAGAACAGGGGAGAGCACCTCTTCATAATGCATACTTGTTGCCGCTTTAGCAATTCCACTTTCATACTCTTCTTCAATCTCAGGTAATACCGTCAATATCTGAAATCTCACAGGATCAGGGAGTTGCCGCGCCTTTTCCTCTGGACTTTGGGGTAACGTTGTCGCAGTCTCCCCGTCTTGACTAATCAATAGTTCACTCATCATCGTCTTCCTTATATCTTCGCACGAGGTCTTCTATCTCTTGTTGGCAGGTGGCTAGACCTCGGATCACCCCCACCAATTCACGATAGGCAGCATAGTCGGCTACGCTACCATTCGCTAACGCTTCGATAAGATCGTCTTGACGCAAACGAATTTTCTTACCGAGATGTTCTAAAACTTGTTGTGACATCATTTATTCCCCCCATTCTGTTGACCACTCTTGGCCACATTTAGAAGTGCATTGATCGCCGCTTCATGTTCGGCTTGTCTCATCTTCTGAGCGTGGGCTTGCTCATTCATTGCCAGTTCTTGTCTGTGCGATTGAACCGATTGTTGCAATTCCAACTGGTGAGCTTGCGCTGCTTGCTGCATCTGCTGAGCTTTTGCTTGCGCTTCCATTACTGGATTCTTACCCTGAGACTGCTGACTCTTCAATTGCAACTCTGCCTGTCTGATTTGCAAATCGCCCTGCACTTTCATCTGTGCAATCTGATTTTTCTGCGCCTCAAGTTGCAGCTCTTGCTGCTGCATCTGAATGAGAGGATCTTGTGCTTGCTGCTGAGCCTGTTGTTGTGCTGCTTGTGACTTGCTTTGTTGCAGAACTTGCTGAGATGCCTGCGCCACAAGTCTAGACAATTGCAATTCCATCTCTGGCGGCATGTCCTGATCGGGAGCTGGCAACTGAGCACCGTACGCATCCTCGATTTTTTTCCTGTAAGCAAACGCCAAATGCTCTGCAATGTGGCTCTGAATAGCCGCTTGCATGGTCTGGGCCTGTGGATTTTGACCAATTTGTGCCGCCATTAAGGGGTCTTGCAACAATGCAGTATGCACCGCAATATGTGCATCATGGTCCTGATAAATGAACGCTTTTGTGGGTTTTCCGTTCAAAAACGCCATATTTTCGCTCACAGGATCCCTTGGATGCTGATCATCCTCGGTCGGAACCAGCTTATCTGCGTTCTTTATCCCCAAAACTTCGATCATTTGGCGGTGTAATTGAGGCAAATTGTAGATCTGAGGGGCCTGCTGAGACAGTTGAATCACCGCCTGATACTGCAT